AGAAAAAAGCAAATCATATCAAACTTAGATCAGGTAAATTAGATTTGAAGAAGATGGCAAAGGAATTTGCTAAAACTCAAGGCAAAAAAGCTGTAAAACGAGCTATAAAAAGGAGGAAATAATAATGGCTATACATGAAATAAGAGAATCAATTAGTATTCCTGAAATGAAAGCCGCTGACGGTGTGATTTATGTTGAACGAATAATAAACCTTCAGCGTGGAGTTAGACACACAATCAACTCAATAGATGTATATTTAGACAACCCTTATTTTGCTTGTGATGCGGAAGAATACACTCTTCAAGTTGTGTTAAGTTCACAGCCTATGCTTTTAACCAGTGAAATAATAAAACCGCTATTTCTTAATGATGTGCCCAATGCCGGAGTAGATACAATCTTGTATAAAAATCAAATACAGGCACCTGCTAGAGGTTCTCCTGCAATAATAACTCAAGAATTTCCAAATAATTTCCTTGGTTCAATGCCTACATTTAGTTGGTACACCCCTAGATTGTATATGTATGTCGTACTACATTCACCAGGTAATCAACAAGTCACTTTGAATAATTTTAGATGTAGTGCTTATGTTGCTGTAGATAGTAAAAAAGCGTCGTACTTGTCCGTTATGTTAGGCACAATAAGAGAGCGTTCCATTGCTCAGATAGCCAAAATATCATCCCTTGGCCGTGTTATACCCCAAACCCGCATAACTGGACAAACATTCCCTATGTATCTATACGGCGGAGCGCGTACACAATTTATGATGTCTGCAAATAGTTTAGCTGATTTTTACACACAATTGGCAGCCCAAGACAGTGAAAAAATGCTAACAACAGCACAACAAAGAGATTTTATGAAGTCAGCTAGGACTATGGTCGGATTTGATGATGCATTTGGTGAACAATCCGCCACTTTAGGTGGGGTCCCAGATTGGATTAGACTCTTTGCATTACAAGGCGTTATCAGTGGCGCAGTCCGAGAACAATGGCCACCGCTCAAACATGACGATAATGGTAATGTGAGGATGCTTCCATGAGTGTGAAAGAGATTTTAAAAAAGATATTAAACACTCTGATCAGAATTGAAAAGGCGTTAAAGAATGAATAACCCAATTGCACCAATAGACAAAGAACAAAACGAACGCATCGTATGGTGTGAACGATTACTATACGCAATTATTCTTCTTCAATTTCCTCAAATTGCAAGTCTAATGTAGATTGAGTTTTTTGTTCAATTGTTACAAATAAATTATATTGGTCCTCGCGACTGTAAGTTTCAAAAACATACATTGCAATCTTTTCAAATCCACGCTGAAGACCAAACCCATGCGTATGATATCCTAATGATATAACATATGAACCGAGTTCCATTTTTCTAGCTAAGATATCTTTGCCTTCTCCCCACATCGACCAGGTCTGCCAACGCTTCAAATCTTTACCAATTCCATCATAATGTTTTTTTAACAAAGTTAAGTTATATGGTGGGTCAAATATGACGAGCTGAAATTCTTTGTGTTGAAAATAAGCTTCTGTATTCAAACAATCGGCAAATTCTAAAAATTCAAGATTATAATGTGTATTAAATTCAGGATTCAGGTCATTTGTGATAAAGTTAGGATGATGTAAAGTAAATGCTTCGCGAGCAAACGGGTCGATACCAATCCATTCACCATGCAAATTCCTAGCTGATACTTTTTTGATATATTTGTTAATTATTTTTCGAATCTTTGGTATCGATGTCGGTTCGGCTGTAATGTTTATTTTATCAAAATGCATTCTCATTTTGTCACTTCCATTAATACACTAGTATCACAATCTTGACATTTAAATAAAATTCTCATTCCAAATTGAGCCAATTCGACTTTACCATCCATAGAACCGCATTCACAAATAATTCTTACTGAATCCGTTGAAGAAAACCCAAACACTCTTGCGCTCAATCAATCAACCCCTTGTTGTATAAATCATCATGGCATTTGTTACAAACTCTGATCTGAATAGAAGAAACCTTTCTTTTGTAGGCTTCAATCTTTTTTGTTTGATAAGCTACCAAATCAAAAGTTTCTTTGTTAGCATTACAAATTTCAAGTGCGTTTCTAATCACTTGACTCATTGATTCATCGTCTTTTTTCAGTGACATCATTGCTGCATAAGTCACATCGCTCAAATAAATGGTGTGCTGTCTTCCCATGATTTACCCTGTATAGGTAGAGTATATCAAGATTTTTAAAAAAATATCCGGTCAAGCCGGATTTGTCCGCCTTTCCGGTGGAAAGGACGGGTACGCAACTGCCGTACGGCCTCCCACAAGCCCCTGTGGGAGTTGCGTGGGATATAATAAGTCCGCTTTTTAGAAGATAAAGTGATGTTTATAGGGTGCCGGTTGCCCCAACGAGCTATGGCCAAAGGTAAAAATGACCTAATTTTAAGAGATAGACTACAATTCACATTTGATGCGAATGGTGCTGTAGCGACATTATATGGAAGAGTAGATTTGAGCGATTACGTTTCAATTCCTAAATCGGAAGGATTGAAGATAAAAGAGATCAGATTTCAACTTCGCGACCCAGCAACTGCAAACACCGGTGTATTTCGTGCATTGTTAACCAATGTATCGACTGCAACTGGTGTCCCTCCAAGCCTGAAAATGTACTCGACTACTACAGCTTACGAAACTGCGGTTGATGTTGGCGTAGGTTCTCCTAACGTTATCAACTGTGTAGAGATTAGACAAGAGCAAGATACTGACGCTTTCCTATATACTGATTACATTGAATACTCAACTCCTACTCTTCACCCCGAAGGATTCCCTGTTGTAACCGACATTCTAATCGGTGTTGCTGCAAGTGGTTGTGTATTACTTCAAAACGATACTGTCGAACTTGACATTATGGTTATTGCAGAACCTGTCAAACTAACCAAAGACGATATGGAAGCAATGTTGACCCAAGCAACCGACCTGTGAGTTGGTTAAATGGGACTAGCTAAAGATATTGTTAAGGATGTTGCCACTGGTGTTATGGTTGGCCTTATTATTGGGGATGAAGAAACGGTCTTCCCAATAGATATGATAGCTATACCGGCTTTTCAGGCTCATATGCTATCTGGGACTCCATCAATGCAGATTTACATTAAAGCCGGTGAAACTTTAGTTCCTACTGGGGGTAATGTAAAGGACATGACCGAAAACATGGATGTTAACGCTGTGAATCAAACACCAGAGGCTAAAAAGCGTAAACCATCTAAATGGAATCGTTATGTTAAGAAAAAAGCAAATCATATCAAACTTAGATCAGGTAAATTAGATTTGAAGAAGATGGCAAAGGAATTTGCTAAAACTCAAGGCAAAAAAGCTGTAAAACGAGCTATAAAAAGGAGGAAATAATAATGGCTATACATGAAATAAG